AGGAAATATTAAAGTTACAGACTTCGACGAACGAATCGATATTCTACCCGTTGCCGATCCTAACATTTTTTCAATGTCGCAAAGACTGACGCTGGCACAGACGGGACTGCAACTAGCAATGTCCAATCCTCAGATTCACAATACATACATGGCATTCAGAAAAATGTATGAAGCGTTAGGAGTAAAGGATATTGACAGAATTTTACCGCCACCGGCGCCTAATGCACCTAAGGATCCATCGTTGGAACATATTGATGCATTGGGAGGAAAGCCTTTTCAGGCGTTTCCAGGACAGGACCACAGGGCCCATGTAACGGCGCACTTGAACTTTATGTCAACGAACCTGGTTAGAAACAATCCAATGGTGATGGGAGCATTACAAAAGAATATATTAGAGCATATCAGCCTCATGGCTACGGAACAGGTACAATTAGAATTCAGAGAACAGTTTATGCAAATACAACAAATGCAGCAACAAGCTGCAATGAATCCTCAGATTCAGCAACAGCTACAACAGATCACTCAGAAGATTGAAGCAAGAAAAGCACAATTGATTGCAGAGATGACTGAAGAATTTATGAAGGAAGAAAAAACAATTACTTCACAATTCGATCACGATCCATTGTTAAAACTTAAATCCAGAGAAGTAGATTTAAGAGCTATGGAAAATGAACGTAAAAAACAGGAAATGCAGAAGAAAACTGAAATCGATCAAGCTAAACTAGTTCAAGGCCAGGATATTCATGAAGATAAACTTGAACAGAATGAAGAATTGGCAGAATTAAGGGCCGACACTTCAATAGAAAAACAAGAAATGGCGAATGAATCAAGAGAAACACTTGCAAGGATGAAGCCAAGGGGCAATTAATGCCTGAAAAAATGGAACAAGAGCTAAAAGCTCAATGTAAGAAGAAAGGTTTGTCAAAAGAACGTTGTGATAAGTACGTTTATGGCACAATGAGGAAAACAGGCTGGAAACCTTCACGAGAAAAGGCAAATAAGGGTGGTCTGATAAAAGGATTTCCTAAATTAACTAAAATATTATAAAAGGAGAACATTATGGCATGGAATTATAAAACAGGAGGCAAAGAGTTTAAGATCCCTGAACAGAAAAAAGAAATTGATCCAAGATCAAAGACTAGTATCAGAGGAAAAAACTATATTGCAACTGGAGACAAAGTTGCTCCCACTGGTCAGTATACTCGTAAAAAACAAAAACCGGTAACTTGGTACTAACATGTGGTTTAATTTATTAGGAATGGCGATGAAGACTGGTGCCAAGGTCTATGCGAATAAGCAAAGACAGAAAGAAGCGATGTCCCAAGCCGCTTTACTGACGGCAGAAAAGATGGCCCGAGGGGAGACGGAATACCAGGGCAAGCTCTTGGAGGCTCGGCAATCCGACTGGAAGGACGAATTTGTCCTCGTGATTATTTCGGCGCCCATTATTGTTTTAATGTGGGCGGTCATAAGTGACGATCCGCAGGCAATGGATAAGGTAGAACTCTTTTTTGAATATTTTGCTACATTACCGACATGGTTCACTACATTGTGGATACTTGTAGTTGGAAGTATTTTTGGTATAAAGGGAACTCAAATATGGAGGAATGGTGGACCTAAGAAAAAATGAGAACTTTTCTAAAACAACCGTATGTTATTATTAACAAAGTTGAACCTAAATTAGATTTAAAGGACACGAAAAAATATTTAAAAAAGTTAAATAAAAAAAGGAAAGGAGAAAAATATGGCAAGTGAACTATTAAAAGGAAAAGTAAAATGGTTTAATGGAACTAAAGGTTATGGTTTCATTGAAAGAGAAGACAAGGAAAAAGATGTATTCGTTCATTCTTCAGCAGCCCGAGCATCAAGCATAACGCTAAATGAAGGGGATGAATTAACATTTGAAGTTGAAAATGGCGAAAAAGGCCCTTCTGCAATAAATCTACAAAAAACTGAAAGATAAATAATGGCGGATCTAGAAAGCGTAATTTATAAATTACAAAGACATCTTCAAAACAGACTTAATCAGCTTTCTTTGTCTGTTACCACGGGTGGTGTTGACAATATGGAAACGTACAAGTATATAATAGGTCAAATTAATGCGCTGGAATCAGTGAAACAGGAACTCTCTAGCCTGCTTGAAAATAAGGAGCAAAATGAAGGAACAGTTGTCGACATCAGAAAACCCAAAGCTTAAACTAGCTTTAGCGGAAAAATACAAAGAAGAAACAGAAAAGCTCCCGAAACCGACGGGATGGAGACTTTTGGTTTTACCATTCAGAATGGATGAGAAAACTAAAGGGGGACTTTTGCTTGGACAAGATACATTGGATAAGCAACAAGTCGCATCGCAATGCGGAAATGTTCTTGCAATGGGACCACTTTGTTATAAGGATAAGGAGAGATATCCGGATGGTCCGTGGTGCAAGATCGGTGACTGGGTGATCTTTGCGCGTTATGCGGGATCACGCATACAAATTGAAGGTGGGGAAATTCGACTGCTAAACGAAGACGAAATTTTAGCAACTGTCAAGAATCCAGAAGATATCTTGCATAAATTTTAATCATAGGAGGAACTATGCCAGAAGAAAATAAGATAAAGAAAGAAGATCCGAAGGTGGATTTAGATACATCCGGCCCAGAAGTCGATGTAACTTTACCCGAGGAAAAAGTAGAAAAAGAAATAGTCACGGAACAGGAACCAGTAAAAGAGGAAACGGTAAAAGAAGTACCCAAGGAAGAAGTAAAAGAAGAACCAGTAAAAGAAGACGATTCCAAACTTGAGGAATACAGCAAGGGGGTTCAATCACGAATCGCTAAGCTGACACGTAAGATGCGTGAGGCGGAAAGACGAGAAGCCGCTGCAACGGAATACGCTCAGGCTTTGGAATTACAAAGAAACAAAGATCAGTCTACATTTAAGAAAATGGATACTGATTACTGGACTAGGTTTGAGAAGAACGTTAAAACTGGAATGGAATCGGCACAAAAAGAACTGGCCGCTGCCATTGAATCAGGGAACGCTGAAGCTCAGGTCGAAGCTAATAAACGGATTGCAACACTTGCATTTGAAAATGCCAAGCTGGAGCAAGCCAAAGAAGGAAGAAAAGAGCAGGAACAACCTGTTCAGCTTTCTGACGGTGGAAAATTACCAAGACAAACGCCACAGGAACTTCCACAACCCGATCCTCAAGCAGAGGCATGGGCGGCTAAAAATGAATGGTTTGGCAAGGATAGAGCTATGACTTTTACTGCTTTTGAACATCATAGAGATCTGGTTGAAAAGGAAGGAATGGATCCTAAGGATCCGACATATTATACGGAAATTGACAAAAGAATAAGAGTTGACTTTCCGCAGAAATTTGTTAAAGGTGGTGATGTAGAGCAGACGTCCAAGACCAATCAGTTGGTCGCTTCCGCTCAAAGAAGCGTAAAACCGGGACGCCAAACTGTGAGACTCACTTCTTCACAGGTAGCAATAGCTAAAAAATTAGGAGTGCCACTCGAAGAATATGCGAAACAATTAAAACTCACGAAGGAGGCAAGCATATGAAAAAAGACGACATAACAACTTCTCGTGCGAGTCAAACACGGTCAAAGACTGAAAGACCAAAAGTGTGGACTCCCCCATCATCTCTAGATGCACCCCCTGCACCTGATGGATTCAGGCACAGATGGATACGGGCAGAGAGTTTAGGGTTTCAAGACTCTAAGAATATCTCTGGAAGATTAAGATCCGGTTATGAGTTAGTGAGAGCTGACGCATATAAGGATGCTGATTATCCCGTGGTCACTGATGGAAAATACAAGGGGATCATTGGAGTTGGAGGCCTATTGCTGGCTAGGATACCTGAAGAGCTCGCGAAGCAAAGAACTGACTATTACGCTGGTTTAGCTAAAGGTCAGGACGAAGCCGTAGAACACGACTTACTTAAGGAACAGCATAAGAGCATGCCTATTAATGTTGATAGGCAGTCTCGTGTAACCTTCGGTGGTACAAAGAAAAGTTAATTTTTTAACTATTCTCGGGTTAATCCCTATCATCGATTTAAATTAACCGTCCACTTCGGTGGACAAAAGGAGTAAACTATGGCCAATAGAAATAGCGCCGGTTTTGGACTTATTGCGGCAGGAACGTTAGGTTCCACGCCGTCCACACAAGGACAAGGTAAGTACTTTATCGATGCAAACTATGCTACCACAATATATAATGGTGGGGTCGTTGCTTCAGCATCAGGGTATATAGTCGAAGGTCAAACGTCCGACGCACCTGTGCTGGGAGTACTAAATGGAATCTTCTACACTGCGGCTACAACTTTGAAGCCGACATGGGCGAACCATTATGTACAAGTAACACCTGCGAATTCAGAAGACATAACTGCTTTTGTATTCGATAACCCACAGCAACAATATGTAGTAGCAACTGACGCGGCAGTCACTCAAGCTGGTTTTCTAGAAACGTATGACATGAACACAACTAGTGGTAGTACAACTACTGGTAAGTCTAATGCGACTCTAGATATCGGCGATACAAGTGCTGACGCAGCCTCATGGAGATTATTAAGATTAGCAGAAGATCCTGAAAATCAGGATATTACTGCTGCTTATGCCTCCGTAGTAGTTGTTCCAAACCTGATTGAATTACAATCATAATAAATAGGAGTATATAGAAAATGGCAATATCAAGAGCACAACTAGTTAAAGAACTAGAGCCAGGCCTAAATGCACTATTTGGTCTGGAATACAAACGGTATGAAAATCAGCACACTGAAATTTATACCACCGAGTCTTCTGACAGAGCTTTCGAAGAGGAAGTTATGTTATCAGGATTCGCTAACGCAGAAGTAAAACCAGAAGGATCTGGCGTATCATTTGATGAAGCGCAAGAAACTTACACAGCTCGTTATACTCATGACACAATTGCTTTGGCATTTGCAATCACAGAAGAAGCTATCGAAGATAATCTCTACGATAGACTAGCTTCCAGATATAC